GTTGCTGAATTACGTGCTGAACTAAAGGCTAAATAATGTTTGCGGGTTTTCCCTTAGCTGGCGCACCATTTGCTGACGTTGGCGAAGGGTCGATTGGAATTAACGTTCAGTTAACGGGCGTTAGTTCTGCGGTTTTGCTTGGTACCGTAGCGTTAGAGACACAGAACTTTATTGGGGTTACTGGGGTAACTGCAGTAGGCAGGATAGCAAACGTAGAAGTAATAGCAGAAGCAAACGTAGTTCCCGCTGGCGTAATTGGGGTTGGTCGGGTAGGTACTGTAGACGTAACAGGTATTGCTAATTTAGATGTTACTGGGGTTACTTCCCCCGTATTGCTTGGCAATGTAGATGCTAAAGGTAGTGTAGACATATTTGCTACCGGGTTTGCTATACCTACCTTATTAGGTAATGTAACACTTGTAACTAATAACTTTATTGATGTTACTGGCTTCTCAATTCCAGTACAGCTTGGCAACGTTGATGTAAATGGTAGCGTTATTATTGACTTAACAGGCGTACGGGCAGTTGGTAGAATAGGTACTGTAAATGCACAGGCTAATTCAAATGTGTCTGTGACGGGCGTTAAAGCAGTTGTTAGACTTAATAAACAAAACGTTTGGGGATTGGTAGATACAGCGCAGAACCCAAATTGGACAGAAGTAGTAGCAGCATAAGGACAAATTATGGCAAGTACATACTCACCTAGTTTAAAAATAACCCTGATGGGCGACGGGGATCAGGCTGGTCTTTGGGGTCAAACTACCAATACAAACCTAGGCACTTTGATTGAACAAGCTATCACTGGCGTTGTTTCGATAGTAATGTCCAATGCTAACTACACTTTGTCTAACTTTAACGGTGTATCAGACGAGTCTAGAAACGCTGTTTTGGTAGTTTCTGGCGCAAATAGTGCAGTGCGAGATGTAATCCCCCCAGTCGTTGAAAAGCTATACACCGTAGTAAATAATACTTCGGGCGGTTTTGCTATTCGGGTAATCGGCGCTACAGGTACGGGCGTAAGTATTCCTCCTGGTATTACAAAAATTGTTTATTGTGACGGCACTAACTTTATCGAGGCAGTGAGTTCTGCTGCAACAGCGGTTAATACATCAAACTACACAATTCAGCAGGTTGGAAGTACCTTAGTTTTTCAATATAATGGGGCAAACGTGGCAACACTAAGCTCTACAGGTTTGTTTAGCGTGGTAGATTTAGCAGCATCAGCAAACGTAACAGCAACAAATACTGTTTCTGCAGCTACCATTACAGCGGTTTAATTTAGGAGTCAACAATGGCAATTACAGCTAATAACACAACACTAACGTTTAACGACGCCACTACCCAAACTACCTCGGGAGTTACTTCGGTTTCTGCAGGTACAGGCATCTCAGTAGCTGGTGGCAAAACGCCTACAGTTACAAATACAGGCGTAACTTCTGTTACGGGCGCAGGTACGGTGTCGGTTTCAGCTTCTACTGGTGGTGTAACAATCACAGGTACAGGCGGTTCAGGCACAGTAACCTCAGTCGCTACTGGTAACGGACTATCGGGCGGGACAATTACTTCTACTGGGACTTTAGCAATTGCTTGTCCAGGATTTAATACTGTTGGAAGTTATATTTGGGCACTAATGAACGTAAATGGTACACAAACTGCTGGCCAAAATTATGCTGCTGGCAGTGGAAATCTACAAACTGAATTAAGCTCACAAATAAACGGTGATCAGACTGGTGTAAATGGCAGTATTAGCGGTACATGGAAATGGATGGCTAGAGGCGCCAGCGGCGGCTTGCAAAATATAGGTATTGCTTGTCGAGTTTCTTAATAAAGGAAAAATAATGTTTACACTTCAATATGCTAAAGACCCAATTTGGAATAATGCAGAAGGAACTTCTATTTTGCTGACCGTTAAATGGGAAGAATTTGTAGAAGAATTGCCTTTTGGCGCTTGTTCTTTTGACCCTGAACCTTGGGGCGTTGATTTATTTAATCGTGCAAAAGCTGGTGAGTTTGGTACGGTTGCGCCTTATGTAGCACCAATTCAGCCAACAATTAATTTTGAGCCAACCCCTACACCTGAGTAAATGACAACATACGCACAAGGTCGAATCTACCCAGGCTCAGTGCCTGAGTTTCGTCATTTACAAAAGTCAGACGGAACAATAGAAATGCAAGTGCGATATATAAACGCTGGAATGGGTTACATGGGCAAATGGATGCCAGTAAATACTGTTCAAGAAGAACCACAAGAGGCTAAGCATGATTAAAACAATCCAAGACTCGATGGAAGGCGGCGAATTTAAGCCACGCCATACCATTGAAATTTACTGCCCTAACTGCGGGTATGACGTTAGCGAGGCTGAGTTAGCTGCCAAGATGTGCAGTGATTGTGGGCATAGCCTTGAAAAGCCTGAGCAGCACGTAGCTATCGTAGTGGCAAATCTTTCATCTGGTGGGGCAACGCTCTAATGTATGTCAGATCCACTCGGACTTTCGGATGGCGTAAAGGGCCTTAGTTCAGGCTTTGATTCTGCTCGTGAGGCGGGTAAGTCCGTTTCTAAGCAGATTGAGAATATACAAAAAGATGCAGTTGATGTAGCCCAGCAGCAAGCGCAAGAGCGTATACGGGCAAGAAGAGAAGCAGAATTTAGGAAGGAACGGGCGCTGGTTAAAGCGCTTGAAGAATGGAAACGAAAGAAGCAAATCTCCGATGAGGAGGCTGATTTAAAGATTAAGTTTGTTAAGCAGTACGGTGCCAAAGAGTGGGACGCATTGCTTAAGATTAAGCTGGACATTGAGAACATGGAACGCAAAAACAACGAAGAGTTCCAGCATGATTTGAAGGCAGTTAGAAGGGTACAGTTTTATTGTTTTGTTGCCGCATTAGTAGTTACATTGTGGCTTAAGTTTATTTTAGGAGCTTTTTAAATGTTTCCACTAGGCGCACTACTTGATATTGGCGGCAAGATACTAGACAAAGTATTCCCAGACCCAGCACAGGCTGAACAGGCTAAGTTAAAACTGCTAGAAATGCAGCAAAACGGCGAACTGGCTAAGATTAATGCCGATGCTGCAGAGCAGCACGAGCTGACTGCAAGGCTTCAAGCCGACATGAACAGCGATAGCTGGCTGTCTAAAAACATCCGTCCGATGACCCTAATCTTCATTTTGTTTGCCTATTTCTTATTTGCCATGATGAGTGCATTTGGACAAGACGCAAACCAAAAATATGTTGAATTGCTTGGGCAATGGGGTATGTTAATTATGTCGTTCTACTTCGGTGGTCGCACCCTTGAGAAGATTATGGACATGAAAGCGAAAGAAAAAAATGAATCTAAGTGAACACTTTACCCTTGATGAACTTACGCACACGGATCACCGTCAGTTTGACAATACGCCTAATACTTCTGAAATGGCAAATCTTGTGCGCTTGGCTGCGTTTCTTGAGGAAGTTAAAACAACCATAGGCGGTAAGCCCGTAATGGTCAATTCTGCATTTCGTTCTAAACAAGTCAATGACGCAGTGGGTTCTAAGGATACGTCACAACATCGTATTGGGTGTGCTGCTGATATTCGGGTCCCTGGAATGACACCAGACGAAGTAGTTAAAGCCGTGATTGCATCAGGTATTGGTTACGACCAAATAATCCGTGAGTTTGACCGCTGGACACATATCTCAGTTCCTAATACAAAAGACATGACACCACGCCGACAAGCGCTTATCATTGATAAATCAGGAACACGTGCCTACGCTTAGGGTAAACCCGCATGCCATTACAAAAGCTACAATTTCGTCCAGGTCTTAACCGAGAAGGTACAGATTACTCTAACGAGGGTGGTTGGTACGATGCCGACAAAGTGCGTTTTCGTTCTGGTTTTCCTGAGAAGATTGGCGGCTGGACTCGGATGGCAAATGCTCAGTTTCTGGGATATGCCCGCTCGCTATGGAATTGGGTTACGTTAGCAGGTGCTAATTACTTAGGTGTTGGTACTACTATTAAATACTATGTTGAGCAGGGTGGTACTTATAACGACATTACCCCCGTTACGTATACTTCAAGCCCAGCACTAAATAATTGCTTTGTAGTCACTAGCGGGTCAAACGCAGTTACAGTAATAGATGGGCAATACAGCCCAAGCGTTGGTGATTATGTAACCTTTTCTGGTGCCAATACAGTAACTGGAACCAACGTAACAAATACAATCCTTAATCAAGAATACGCAGTGGCGTCTATAGTTAATTCAGCCGCTTATAGAATTACTGTATCAGTTACGGCTAATGCTACGGCTAATGGTGGTGGAAATACTGTAATAGCCGCCTATCAGCAACCTATTGGTCTAAATACATATACTTTAGGTACTGGATGGGGCGCAGGTCCTTGGCCTGTTACAGGGATAACAACTAGTTTAACTAACCCTTTTGCCACAACTAATGGTAGTAATTCTATTGTAGTAACTCAGACAGCCCATGGATTATCTAATGGACAGGCAGTTATTTTTGCTAATGCTACAGCAACGGGCGGTGTTTCAGCCGTTCTTTTAAATACACTGTTTTACCCGACAGTAGCTAATGCCAACGCATATACAATCACGGTTCAAGCTAACGCAACGTCCACTGTAGGTGCTGGCGGGGGTAACGTCATTGCCTATACTAAAACAGGTACTCATGGTTGGGGTGAAGGGTTTACATCAGGTATTGGGCAGCAGTTACGGCTTTGGACTAACGACAACTATGGACAAGAGCTGTTTATTGCACCTCGTGGGGGGTCTATTTTTTACTGGATTCCAGCTGGAAGCACTTACCCAAATTCAACTGCTGGTGGGTTTGGAACTAGGGCACAATTTCTTTCTGTTCAATCTACCGCTGCTGGATATGACGGTACAAGGGTTCCAACCGCTACTTTTCAAATTTTAGCTTCAGCAATTCAACGTTTTATTATTTGCATGGGCGCTAATCCATACGACCCAACAACAGCCTCTACAACCTTTGACCCAATGTTGGTACGTTGGTCTGACCAAGAAAACCCCTATGAGTGGGTGCCAGAAGTAACTAACCAGTCTGGTGAATTTAGGCTGTCTAATGGCTCATTTATTATGGGTTCCCGTGCAACTCGCCAAGAAATTTTGGTGTGGACTGATTCTGCTATTTACTCCATGCAATACCTAGGACCTCCTTATGTTTGGGGCTTCCAGATTCTTATGGATAACATATCTGTTATGTCGCCAAATTCTATGATTACGATTAATAACGTAACGTATTGGATGGGTGTTGATAAGTTTTACATGTACTCAGGTCGTGTTGAAACTCTACCCTGCTCGCTCTGGCAATACATTTTTGAAGATGTTAATAGGGATCAAGCCTTCCAAGTATTTTGTGGTGGTAATGAAAGTTACAACGAAGTATGGTGGTTTTACTGCTCAAACGGAAGTAACGACATAAATAAATACGTGATTTACAACTACTTAGAACGTACTTGGGCATACGGCACAATGGCCCGTACCGCTTGGTTAGATTCTGGTTTGCGCCAATACCCAATGGCTGCCGACTACAACAGTAGGATGCTATTCCACGAATCTGCGGTAGATGACGTATCAGGTACAACCCCCGTGCCAATTAATGCCTATATACAGTCTTCAGACTTTGACATTGGTGATGGACATAATTTTGGCTTTGTCTGGCGTATCCTGCCTGATATTAACTTTAATGGCTCAAACGTTAACAACCCATACGTCACAATGAGGGTTAAACCCCGCCAAAACTCTGGAGCGCCTTACGGTGCGGCGGATAACCCAGAAGTAATCAGTGGGGATAACTTTACTACTGCCCCGGTCTATAACATCCAAGAGTTTACTGGTCAGGTCTATACCCGCCTACGTGGGCGCCAGCTTGCCTTTAGGATTGAGTCGGATTCGCTGGGTGTGGCATGGCAGTTAGGTAGCCCTCGTATTGATATTCGCAACGATGGACGTAGGTAATGGCAGTTAATCCGCAGATTAAGACCTTAGACCTTAGACCGCCAAAAGCGCCTAATCTACCCATTGCGCCCATAGAATATCGCCAGCTCTATCAAGATCAAGTATTAAATGCCCTGCGTCTGTACTTTAATCAGATAGATAACTTTTGCCAGCCATTTAGCTCTAATACGGGCGGGGCGTTTTTAAAGTTCCCAAATGGTGCATTTTCTCAAGACGGTTTTACAACCTTGACTAACGCCATACCAAACTCAAGTTCAACGGCGGCTATTGTTGTAGCCTCAACCGCTAA